CCGACCCCCCTTAGGGCGCCGCTGGCCTTGTCTTCGGCGGTGACGATGATCTCAACGAGATTTTTGCCCATGTCTCTGCTTATCTCTGGCCGCGCGGCCTACCTCACGCTCATAGGCGCCCCGCCGCAACAGCCACAGCACACGGTTCGGCCGCTCTTCGCCGGTCACCACCCACGGCGGGCACCCCCACGCCTCGGCCGCCTGGAGGACGCCCGTCCAGGCCGGTAGCGGTAGATTGGCCTCCGGGAGCATGGCGGCATTGTAGATCTGCCGCCTTACCCGTTTGGGACGGCCGTCTCCATCATGTCGCCTGTTACCTGTTCAAAGGCGCTTTTAATCTGCCCGATCGTCACCCGCCGCACGGCCTTGATGGCCTCATCTTCCGGCAGGTACTCGCCGTCCGCCCCGGTAACAAACTTCGACATGAACGACGCCAGCAGCCGCGGGTCGTTCGGCGAGTCCTGCAAATCCAGCAGCTCGCCCATCTCCACGGCCGCCATACGCTCGGCCGTCACATGGAACCGGACTGTTTCTTTTCCCTCCGCCATCACATCCTCCTTACGGCACGCTCGGCATCGCTGTCACCACCGTGATAGTCATTGCCTTGGCGGGCGTGGTCTGGTAGCCGGCCATGGCCTTGACCGACACGATGCTGTTGCCTTCATCAGCATCCAACGCGTCCCACTCCGTGTAGACGCCGGCCAGGTCGATGCGCAACATGCTCGTCGAGAACAACGTTCCGGCCACGGCTGTCGCCGAGCCCGGCACATCCAGCCGGAACAGCTGCGGCGTGCCGCTGCGGAAGTTCGCCTTCTGCGCCACGGCCGTCGCGTTGTGCTCAAACGTCGCCGACAGTTCGGCCGAGAACGAATCCCGGTCAAAGTAGTGGAACGCAAAATGCAGCTGGCCACTATCCACGGTGTACTTGGCCTTCCAGCCGGTGGTCACCGACAACTCCCAGCTCAGCAACGTGTCGCTCACCTGCGTCGTGCCGAAGGCGTTGGTCACCGGGTCCAGGTACAGCGCGCCCTTGGCTGCCAGCATCGTCTCCGCGGCCGGCACCGACAGCGCCGGCGTGAACGTCGTGTCCTGGACACGACGGCCGATCCAGTCGGCCGACACCATCACCGCCTCGCCGCGCTCGGCCGTCAGCGTGAACTTCTCCACGAACGAATACTCCATCTCCTCCGCTTGCTGGTTGTCGCCGGTCTCGATGGTGTAGGTCTTGATCGTGTTGACCGAGGTCAGGCCCAGCGGATAGGCATAAATCTTGCCGCTGCCCGGCCCATCGGCCGCGCCCGTGCCCAACGTCTTGATCCCCGCCTCCAGGATATGCAGAACCTGCTCATACGTCGCCGGCGTCGCCGCCATCGACAGCGATCCACCCACCCGGCCGATGTAGTTACGCGTGGTCGGGATAGCGATCCCCACCTGCTCATCGACCATCGTCACCTCGCGCGTGTCCTGGAGGTTGCCCCCCACGCCGCGCCAGATCGTGGTCGCCGGTACGGCCGTGCCCGGCGTGGTCTCCTTGCCCAACTGAATCTTGTGTGCCCACTTAGCTCCGGCCATCGGACTTCTTCTCCTTCTCGGCCGACTTGGCCGGCTTTTCCTCTTCGTACAAGCCGCAGGCCAGCAGGGCCTCCTTGCCGCCGTACATCTGAACTTCCTCGTCTGTCAGGTCGCGCGCCGGCACTCCCGGCAGCCACGCGCCCGTGCCTACATATGTCAGTGTCATAATTCCGCCTGTAACTTGACCTCGCCGAGGTCGATGATCGCGCCGAAGTACCACACATCGCCCCACTGGATAGGGCCATAGGTGAACTCGACCGATTCAATGTTCTGCGCGTTCGTGAACGTCCCCGCCTGCAACGCGCGCCAGATGGCCTGAATGACCGGCTGGATGCGCGGCAGGATGCGCTGGTTGGCCATGGCGATGTTCTGCATCGAGGTCAGCAGCCCGATCCGCACGCCGACATGATGCGTCGCCAGCCCCGGCGGACCGATGACCGATCGGCCGTCCGTCAGCCACACCACCGCCGCCGGATCGGCCGCCAGGGACGAGGGCGGGTCGTCCGGCGCATACCGGATACCGCTCTCGGCCCGCACCACGGCGATGAGCTCGTCGATGAACCCCTCAATGGCCTGCATCAGACGCGCCTCCGGTCCACGGCTTCCAGGAGCTGCATCACGTCGCTGTCGGCCGAGATGCGCGCCTGCACCACCGTCACGCCCAGGCCGGGCGTCCCGGCGACGCCGAAGATGGCGTCGCGCCGGCGCCACAGCCGGTGGGCCACCAGCAAGCACGCCTGCCGCACGTTGGCCGGCGCCGCCGCCGAGTAGCCGAAGCTGCCCGTCACCTGCACCGCCTCCCGCGGCCGCGGGAACGAGTAACGGCCGCCCCGGCTGATGCGGATCTGCCGGAACGGCCGTTCGTCGAGCGTCGCGTTGTATGGCTCTAGGACGTAGTCCGAAGCCGACCACACCGTTTCGCAGATGCCGTCGTCGTTCTCGTCCGTCGCCACCTCGCTGACGGCCGTCACGTCATGGATGTAGACCAGGTCGTACCAGTCGGCCGTGTAGCGCCGCGTCTCGGCCGTCGTGTAGAATCGCGTGCCGCAATAGGCATCGATCCACCGGCTGGCCGCCTCCAGCGCCGTCTGCATGTTGGCCAGATCGGCCGCTTCCCAGGCAGCGCCGGACGAGGCGTCAATGTGCTGCTGGAGCTCCTCCAACGTGGCGTAGACCTGGCTGCTCATCCATCCCTACTTTTTGGCGTTCCTACGGCCCCGCGCCGGCGCCTTCTCGGCCGCGGCCGGTTCATCGGTTTCTTCCTTAGCCGTGTCTGCACCACCGACCATCTCTCGGAACTCCTGTTCCGCTCGGAACTCCTGTTCCGCCACCTGCCCGTTGGCGAGCATGCCCGCCAACGTCTCAGCGTCATAGTGGCCGTCAGGCACCTCGTCTCCCGGCCGGAAGAAGTCGATGAACCGCGTTGCTACGATGGTCATCCCACGATCTCATCGACCGAGGCCAGGTCAAAGTCACTGGCCGGGCCGTAGGTCGGGTTGAAGCCCAGAATCACTGCGCTGCCCAGCGCCGCGGCCGTCGCCGTGGTCACAGACAGCGCCACATAGCGATAGTCGCCCGGCAGCTCGTCGCCGCGAACCTGGAGGATCGCCTGCTTGTTGCTGTCCGTGCCCGCCTGCGTCAGCTGCGTCAGCGCCTTGCCCGGCACATCGGCCGGGTTAGAGCCGTTCGCGGCCGCCGACATGCGCAGCTTGGCGTCCACCGTCCCGCCGGCCGAGATGGCGCCCAGCACGAGCACCGCCATGAGCTGCTCGAACTGCGAGGCATCCACCCAGTCCGAGACATAGGTGTTGGCCGTCAGCGACGCCGGGTCAATCGTGGCGACCACGGCCGCCATTTCCGAAGGTTTCTTAGCCATGATGTTTCTCTCCTCTCGCTTAGTCGTTGTGGTAGACGAACGGCGAGACCGTATAGGCGCCCTGCGGGTCGGCCAGCGTGATCTTGTCCTTCAACCACGGCTGCCCATCATTGCGCGCCGTAAAGCGCCAGGTCCCCTTGTCGGCCGCGAAAGCCGCATGCTCCGAGAACGCAATGCTCAGCTGCTGCCGCTCAAACAGCAGATAGGCGCTCAGGTCGGCCAGAATCACCGCACCCGGCGCATCGTCCTGCGGCAGATGCTCGCTTTCGATGATCGGATAGCCCAGCAGCCCCTGCGGCGTCCCCGCGGCCAGATTCGCCGCCCACACCCCGCCGCCTGCAGCCGTCTCAAATACCCCCAGGTCGGGCCAGATCCCCGGGTGAATCAACCACACCGGCGAACCGCCTGCCATCTTGAACCGCGATCGCATCTGCAGCGCGTCCGCATACGCAAACACATTGTCTGTCGCCGGCGTCACGCCGATCGCCGCGGCCGCGTTCAGAATCCCCAGCGGCTCGCCCGCGCCGCTCCCGCGCAGGATGTTGCGCTCATTCTTGGCCGCAATCGCAATTCCGAAAAGACCGCGCAGTAACGCCTCAATCGACTCCGGGGAGTCAGCCACCAGTTCGTTCTCAACCTCCACGAACCCGCCGATCTTGTGGACCCGCCACTCAACATTGGCAAACCTTGGCTCCGTCTCATCCAGCGTCGCCCCGGCCGCTTTCGTCTTGGCCTTTACGCCACCGGCCATCGCTGTGTCGCCGCTCCCGGCCACCGGTGTCAGATACTGGTCCAGCGCCGGCCAGTCACCCGCATCCCGGCTCACCGGTATCTTCTGCACCCGCTGGTAGATCTGCGATTGACCCTCAGCCAACTTCAGCAGCGGCGTCAGGTGCTCCTTCGGCACCAGATACCCTCCGGTCGTCCCGGTATTCCCGCTCATGTCCTTCGTGTCGCCGTCGTCGCGCTTGGATCCGTACACCGTCGCCAGGCGCTTCGTGTCCCCGCGCTTCACCGCCAGCAGGAAGTCACCAAAGCTCTTGTGCGTCGGATCGGCCGTGCCACCGTCGTCAGTCGTGTACCCGGCCGATTTCAGAGCCGGCGACTTCTCCAGCATTTCAACCAACTGATTGACGCGGTCCGACAGCGCTTTGATTTCCTCATCACGCGGATCGGCCTGCGCCTGTGCGTTTTGTCCGCTCATCTCATCATCCTCCGTAAACTCAATCCTGGTCTTCCCTTCAATCTCGGCCGCGTCCTCGGCCGTCTGCGCCATGTCGTCACCGACCTCGTCGCCCATATCCATCGCCTCGTCCACTGCGGGTGTACCATCCGCCTCTGGGACGAGCGCCTTTAGGTCAGGGTTCAGCTCAGCCAGCGCCTTAAGACGCTCAACGCCAACCGTCCGCGGCTCGGCCGGGGTCAGCGTGATAGATTCCTCCACAATCGGCCAGCGGGTGATCGTCTTACCCTCGCGCCGTGCCAGATGCCCGATGGTCCCGGAAGACAACCCCGCCTTCCCGGTGCCAATCATCTCCTCCACCACGCGCCAGTAGCGCCCGGCCTTCTCCAGCTGCAACTTCATGTACAGCCCAAC